TCGAGCAAGCGCTGATCGACAGTGGACAGCCCCTCAACGAAGCCGGTCGTGTCGATGACCTGCGTGCGGCCCGACTTCGACTGCGGGATGCCCTGGTAGAGGCGGCCCCACGTCACCGAGGGAAGGCCGGTGCGGATCGAGTGCTTGTGCTGCGTCCCGTCGTTGCACTCCAGCGTGATCGCGTTGTTGGCGACCGGGGAGAGCTTCGAGAGGACTTCCACCACTTCCGCGTTTGCGTCAGCGCCCTCGGTCCGCATCAGGTCGATGAGGCCGAGGTAGGTCGAGCCTAGCGTTGCCATGTTAAACTAACTCCATCTGAGGGACACGACGCCTCACGGCGTGGTTGTCCGGTTGAACTCACTTCTTCTTCACGTCCTCGGGATACAGCGCCTCAAGCCGGTCAGGCTTTGCGCGCGGCCCCTCACTGCCCCTTGCCAGTGTTCCATCTTCCGCCAGACCTTCGCCCACCTTGCGGCAGAAGCGGATCATGGCCGGATGATTCCCCAGTCCCGTGTCGTCGAGGAGCTGGCGAAATTCATTCTTGTTGCCCTTGTCGTCGGCAGCGGGGCCAACGAAGTGGTCGAGCGCCTTGGCCGCGAGGCTCTGGGTCGATTTCCAGTTCTTGCCGCCGATCTCGGGATCTTCCTGCGCCTGCTTCGCCCATTGCGTGCGGGTCTCGGCAAAGGCGTCGTTCTGCTGCTGGATCAGCCGCTCCTGAACCTTCGGAACCAGCGCGGCGACCTTGTTGGCCTGCTCGTTGGTGAGTTTCAGTTCCTTGAGAATCGGGGTGGCCGTCTCAAGCAACGCATTGTCGATCGCGACTTCGGCTTCCTTGCCGTCCTCGCCCTGCACCGTCAGCTTGAGGTCGTAGGTCTCAGGGACAACAGCTTCGGCAGCAGCGTCCTTATCTGCTGCTTCATCCGTGCAATCTGCGTCTCCGGTTCCATCCTCGGTTGAGGCCGATCCGAGCACAGTGGAGGCTTCACCTGTGTTTGTGTCAGCAGCGGCTTCAGTTGCGACGGTCTCACTGGTCGCCTCCGCAGTAGTAGCGGCGGCATCAGCCGTCGTCTCCGTCTGAGTTGTATCGGTCGTTTGTTCGTCGGACATTCGGTTTCTCCAGGGGTTGGGTGGCTTCCTCGCGGAGGGTCTGGATGAGGGTCAGGATTGGGAGACCGTCTGCATGCGGGACAGGCTGGCCCGCTTCGACCATCGTGAGGATATCCAACCCCAGGTTCCGACGCGCCAGTGCTGCGACTGCGCCATCATGCGACCCATCGGTTGCGGTCTCGAAGATGCGTGCAAGTTGAATCGCGCGCCAGAGGAATCTTTGGAACTGTGGCAGTCCGACGAGAAAGCGTAAGTCCTCGCGCTCGCGGCGTTCGCGGTCCTCTGCAGTCACGCGCTCAAGTCCCGCTCGATCTTGCGGCTGACGAGTTCCAATAATCCTGTAGCTTCGACGAGACTGATATTGCCTAGCGGAGCATAGCTGACCGCCCCATCTACAACCGCGACGATCACGCCATGCTGCACGTCAAGGCCGCCTTCGATCAAATCCGCCAGCGCGCGGACTGACGCGGCCATTTGCTTTTCGGGCGTTTCAAAGCCATCGGTGACAAGCCGAAGCATCCAGTGTCCTCCCGTTTCCGGGCTACTGCTGGCCTGTCAGCGATTGAATCGCGGGCGTTGAAGCGACGGGTAGCGAGGCGGCGAGCGCGGCTGCGTCCGTTACATCTTTCACTGGCTTGCCCAGCTTCGCTGCCGCCTCGGCAGCTTGTGCGTTCTGTTGCGCCTGCGCTTCAGCGTCGGCGTCGGCTTCCGCATCGTCGGTCGAGCGGATGAGCTTGGCTGGCATTCCAGCGCGTTTCGCGTAGTCGTCGATGGTCTCGTAAACGTCGAGCTTGAAGCGGGCGTTGGGATAAATCCCGGCCAAGCCGCCGATGAACTGGACGCCGCGCTCGATCTGCCCAAGCCCCACCATGCGCTGCATCTGCGTCAGGATCGAAACGAACTCGATCTTGATGTCCGGGCTGTTGCGGAGCGAATCCGGCGCTGGCGGTAGAAGCATCAAGCGGGTCATGATCCCGAACGCCCGTTCAATCGCGATCTGCAGCTTCTCGTTGTTCACCCGCTCGATCACCGGCCCAAGCTGCGTCAGCTTCTCCTCGTTCCGGGCCGCGATCTCCTCGACGTTGCGCGGCTGAATCCCGTTCATGTTCGTGATCGCCATGAACAAGTCGGCATAGGTCGCCTGGTTGATAGCTTCCTTGAGCTCGGCAATATCCTCGCGAACCGCCTGGATCGCCTGGTACGGAACCTGATAGGGCACATCGACGAGCTTCGAGACATCATCGGCTGCGGCCACCGAAACGACCGAGCGCGGCATTCCCTTCAGCTTGACCTTGGACGAAACCACTTTCTCGGGGTGGATGTGGTTGTCGGTCGCTTCGCCCTTGCGCTTGGTCTGGAGCTGCAATTCACGGAGGTCCGGAAGCGCGTCGTGTCCCGGCCCCTGTCCCCACGTATCGTTCCCCGTGGTGTCCCAACGCGGAGCCCAGAACGGTTGCTCTTCGTAGCCGGACAGGGAAATCAGTTCATTCTGATCGCCGTTGCATTCGTCCCAATAGACCGAGCGCCACGGCTTGCCCTGATAGCCGAGCCTTCCGGGAACGTGGTCTGGGTTCTCCTCGATCGCGTGATAGAGGGTGAACATCTCCTCGTAGCTTGAGCGATCATAGGCGGCTCGTGCGCGCTTGGGAGCGTTCTCTTTGAACATCTCGACCGTCTGGAGAGCGGTCATCGGGCATTGCCGGTACAGGGCTCCCGGCATCAGCGCGTCGTTCAAGGCGAGCCAGTATTCGCCGAAGGTCAATTGGTGGCACACCGCTCCTTCGTCTGGATGCTCAAGCATCACGCACGCCTCGGTGCCGAACGCGCCCATCTCGATATAGCCGGTCTTGGCTGCGCCGTAGAAATTGGTGTGTGCGAGGAATGAACTTAAGCGAGCCTCAACCTCGTCGAGCCATGCCTTGACCTGTGGATCTTCGGCCAGCGCCTCGTCATAGACGGTGAGCGTGAACCACGGCCTTGATTGAGACGAGAGGCCAGAGGTCATCCCGCCCTGCAGCGTGCGGAAGGCGAAAATGCCGTGGCTGTTGTTGAGGTTGCGGTTGCGCTCGCGCCCCTTGTTCGTCTTGGTCGTCAGGAATCGTGAGCGGGCAGGAAGCGCATAGCGGGCGATCTCGCGCGCATCCTCTTCGAAGGAAAGCCGCTGGCACTTCATCCCTTCGAGGCGGCGGTTGACTTGTTCCTTGACAGTGAGGTCAGCCATGCGCCCTCGCTTGCTCGCGAAGGCGCTCAGCGCGACGGAACCACATTACCGCAAGCGCAGGCTGCGAAGTCGTGCGCGCCTTGAAGTCAAACCGGTCCGCCTCTGCGTGGAGGTCAGCCACCCGTCATCCCGCCCGATGTGCCGGTTACTGACGGAGATGCGGTTATTCCGGATGGTCCGGTGAAGATCGAAGCGAACATGCCACGGCGGCGAAGCTTGTCGCGCATCGTGCCGTCAGGGCTGGTCAGGTCTTTGGGAGCCTGCATCGCCTGGAGCTGGGCCGGAGGAATGGGCGCGGGTATTTTCGGGGTGGAGATGCACATTCGCCTAGCTCCCGTACGTCGGGACGGTTGGCGTCTGCTGCTTGTTCTTGAACAGCGCCGATGCGGTGAGAGCGCCGGGGATTCCGCCGCCAAGTCCACCGCCGATGATTGCGCCCGTTCGGCCACCGATCGCCTTGCCGAGAAGCATTGAGCCGACACACATGAAGATGTCCTTGCTGCGCGTCGGCTCGCGCTTGAATCGCGCCGTTCAGGCGGCGGGATTGGGCTGCGGAGGATTGACGGCAGCGTTCAGCTGGTCGGCGACTGCCTGAATGTCGGCAGCGTTCGCGGCGTCGGCAGCGTCAACCGCTGCGGCCTCGTTCACATGATCCTGACAGTGGGCAATCATCGCGCTCGCGGCGGCCTTGAGGTTGGCAACGGCTGCAGCGGTTTTTTCGAGGGCCATCAGAAACTCCAATCGGGCAAGTGTGTGGTCTGGCACCCGTCCGAACAGGATCAGGACAGCATGGCGGACGCGGCGCATAAATATTTGTCCGCGCCTTGGAACATTGATTGAATCGCAGCGTTCGTGCGTTCAGGTGGTCCGTCTGAATGAGAGTGACGACGGGCTGTGCCGAATCAAAAGCCCGGACAAAGTAGCCTCCTCTCGCCGCATTCCCCCGCCCGCGAGAACCGAGGATGAAAAGTCCGGGCTTATCTTATGATCCTGGCAATTTCCTGCTCGATCACAGCATCACCCATGAACTTGATTAGCTCCTCGTTGATGGCGAGCGTATCCACCCTTCCGTTCTCGCGCTCCACCACCACCATTGCGATCTTGCAGGGCTGGCCGTCCTTGAACGCCGGGACATTGCGCTGCAACCCGTAGCGGACGAGTGTGTTGCCGATCCTCGCGTCATGCGTGCTGTCGAACTTAGGCTTCGCGGTATCGGTCATAATCTTCTGTCTCCCTCGCTGCAGGCAACTCGCGGTAGCGGTCGAACCGCGTCTGCTGTCCCTTCAATTCCTCGAACACCTCGTTCTTCATCGCTGGAATGAGCGCCATGATTACCGCGTCCCCGCTATCGGGCGAGCGGCCAAGCTCCTGCTTCATCTCCTCCTTGGAGCGGACCTGCACTCCTGCAACCGTCATCTTCCATTTGTACGAGCAAAGGTCAGCGCGCATCTCTGGATCATTGGGAAGCGCAATCGGATTGGGATTTGCAGGGTCCAATGCTTCCCGCATCCGCCAGCACAGCTCGGCTCTAAGATTCACGAACTTGAGATTGCCGCTGTCCGAATGACCTCCGGACTTGGTGGCACCGTTGACCGCGTAGCACTGAACTTCGTTCTCCTGGAGCATGTTCAAGGTCGATGATCCCCAGCCAATCACGTCGATGCAGACAACGGCCCTGTCGCGGCGATGCTTCACCACAAGAGCTGCGCCAGTCTGCCCATCGGGAACTTCGGAGCCGGGAATCCTGATTAGCTCGTCGAACCATGTCCCATAGCGGGGAGCCATCACGAACTTGTCCTTGCCGCCCATTGCCGGATCGCAGCCGAGCGTATCCATCTCGCCCTTGGCGTCCCTCGGCTTCCAGCGGGCGATTGCGGCGTCAATCCATGCGGTCGGAATGACCTGCCACGGATCGTCCTCAACGCCAGCGTTGAAGTCGCCCGAGAGCATCTGAGACCTGAGGGGTTCAGGCATGGACTGGAGCGTGGCGATGTAGCCCGATTTCACATAGGCGTAATTGTCGGTGATGCGTGAGGGGATGAACGTCCGCGAGCGCGGGGTAATGATCTTCTCGGGCCCGAAGTCATTGGGATCAAAGTCGTAAAGCGGCTCACCCTTGAAGATGACGAACGGCTCCGGCCCATCGACCCACACGTCTTTTCCATTGACCGTCGTTGCCCATCTTAGTTCCCCAGGCTGTGCGGGATTGGGAAACTTGTCGTCGAGCCACGGACCAAAGAAATCGATCACCCACCGGCCTTCGGTCGTCGTCGGCGGGTTGAAGGTCATGATTGCTCGCGTACGCTGCTTGGCGTCCGGCGTTCGGTTCCAGCCCATCACGAAGCGGACCTGGTTCTCGCGGCATTCCGTGGCTTCGTCGATCGCGATAAGGTCGTGGGGCCTACCCTGCCACCTCAGATGGTCATCGGGATTGTCGAGACCACCGAACTCAATGAGGCGGGCGATGTTGGCCGTGGACGTGCGCCAGATGCTCTTCTGCGAGTTGTAGCCTTCGGTCGAGCCCAGAAGCTCGGTCATGCGCTGGACAATGCCCTCGGTCTGCGCCTTCTCACGGCGGAAGATCACCGAGCGCTGATGGGCTGTCAGGCATAGGCCTGCGATGAGGTCGGTCTTTCCTCCGCCAGCGGCTCCGCCATATCCGGTGATGTCCGCTTCGCTTGTCGCGGCCTCGGTCTGCCGTCCGATCTGCGGACGCCAGATGACCGAGCGCATGTCCTCAAGCACCAGCGCGTCGATCTCCGCCTTCTGTTCGGGAGGGAGGCGGTTGTAGAGCGCTTCAGCTTCAGCTGGCGTCAGCATTGCGGCCTAGGATTGCTGCAAGCCTCATCGCCCGCTCAGTCTCGCCAATGTCGGACGCGATCTTTTCCCCGCCCGAGGTCACGTCGAGCTTAGGGCCGTAGGTCTTGGGCTTCATCATCTGCGCGAGCTTCATGCGCGTTTCGACCCTGAGCCTTGACCGACTAATCCACTCGCTGTTCGGAATTTCCGTCCCGGCATCATTCTTCCGGGTGTCGAATTGCGCGTCGTCGGCAATATCCAGAGCCTCGTCAAGCAGGGCTTCAATTCCCGCCTCGCGCGCACGCACGAGTTTGTCCGAAATCTCGCCTTCGTTATCTTCAAACACCCATTTCCAAAATGTTGACCGAGCCGGCATCCTTATGCCGTTCTCAGTCGTTTCATCCTCATCGAACACGCGGCTAACGAAGCGCCCGCTCGCAACCTGAACTAGGACGTGCGCTATAATCTCATCTTTCTCCTCGTCGGAGTAGGACATTATGCACCTACCGATTGCCGCCACATGCTTAGGCGTGACGCTGCTTTGCGTTCCTGGCGGTGAATGCTAGCTTCGTCGTTGCGGCGGTTTCTGTCGTGCCGCTTGCCGCTAGGCTTCGGGGCGAATGCGGGACTTGAGTCCTTGATCTGATTACAGCGATAGCAGCAGGCCACGATATTCGCGCGGACTGACTTTCCACCAAGCATTCGGGGAATGAGATGGTCGGCAGTGCAGGCGGTTTCCTCGCCGCTGTCCACATCGGCCATTTCGCACAAGCAGTAATAGCACAAGCCGTCCTGTTCCTTGCGCGCCGCCTCGCGATATTTCGGGATGCGCTTCTCGGTCATTCGGACAACCGATCTTCGAGAGCCTTGACCTGTTTCCGCAATCCTTGGAGCGCCTCGTTCAGCGTCCACAGATGCTTTTGGTGTACGTCGAGCCATAGGGCTGCGGCGATTGCTACCGCGAGGAGCAGGATCATCGTCATGCCTCCGCTCCATCGTGCATGATCTGGTGAAACCCGACGTACACGCAGTCGATCAGGAACTCGTGCAGCGGCTTGCCGAGCGCTCTCGCCTTTGTCTCGATCATCTGGGCTAGTGGCATAGCTCTTTGGCGAATCTGGTGAATCGCGGGAGCTGGGCAGCCTTCGGTTCTATCGCGCCAGTGAGGAGCGGTGTTTTCAGGCTCCTTGGTCGCGAGGTCGGTGCCACTGATCCACACCTGGAAGCCGCGCTGAAATCGCTTGCGGGTAATATATCCCTTCGTCTCCAAGCGACCTAGAATCGCGGGCAATGTTCCCTGCTGATAGGTCACTCCCGTCGCGGCGCAGAGCTCGGCCTGGGTTGCCCGTCTGCCCTCCATCGCGATCTGCTTCAGGCTTTCGAGCGCAATGCTTTCGATCTGCGTCAGCGGTGGTTTGAATACCGTGAACGATTTGCTTTTCAGTCCTCTCTGAATGCTCATGTCCATGTTCCCCGCCCTTCCAGGCTAAAGTGCTGAAATCACTGTATTTCGCCCCTCAAACGAGCCTCTTGCATCCATGCTTCGTAATGCTTCGGCAGCCCGTATTCCTTGGCGCGCTGGGCATATTCGAGCGCGGTCATCTTGCCGTCGCCAGTGACATTCGAGCGCTGGCGCTTCTCGTGAACCAGCCTTGCGATCTCAGGAACGATTTGCGCCGGGCGCGTTACCGACCGGCGAAGCTCGGCAGAGATTGCCGCAACTTCGGCGGGGCGGATGTCCTCAAGGGCATCCACGGCGGCGTGAAGCCACACCGTCTGCTGCTCCGCGCCCATGTTGGACGGGGCGACCAGCTTGAGGCATTTCGCTACCTCACCGGCCAACGCCTGCTGTTCCGAAGGAGGAAAGGGCGACGAGCGTCGGATCGGCACTATCTGAGTTTCTTCGGTCATAATTGCCTTCGATCACTTTCAGGAAACCGGACTCGCTTGAGAGAAAGTCGATTGTGAACCAGTGCGGCGGTTCGCGTCCGAGGTAAGGCGAGGCCCGTCCGCGAGCGATCGCAGCCCGCCAGCCCTCCATTCCGTGGTCTCGAAGCCGTGCTTTGATGGACTTCTCACGCTTGGCAGAAAGGGCCTGCGCCGTGGGCCATCCGACCTCAACGGCATTGGCATTCCAGAAAGAAAGGGCTTCCCGAACCTGAGCGCGGGCGACACTCTGCGAAGCAGAGTTCTTATCTTCTTCCCTTTCTTCTATTCCTTGTTCTGTGCCTTGCGGCTGCCTTGCGCCTGCCCTGTTCGGTGCCTCGCCGTCCGCCTCACGTTGCAACGGCTCTGCCTGATATTCATTGTAATTACAGATGGTTATGACGGCGACGCCTGCCTCACACGTTGTCGCTATCATCGCCTCGCCTCGGAGACGTTTCCAAAGTCGTTCGACCCACGCCTTGTCCCGATCCAGCGCCCGCGCCATGTCGCGCTGAGACACGGCAAGCTGGCCCCGCTGGAGCACAATGAGGCGATCTTTGTAGCGGACGCGGGTGAGCTGCCACGCCGCGCCCATGACCATCCAGGCGAAGGCCATTGCTTCCGCGTCATTCCGGAACGCGGGGTGCCCTTTCAAAGAACGGTGTATGCGAACGTATCCGCTCATGCCGCGAATTTACCCGGCGCGGATTCGCGCAGCCAGAAATCAGACCTGTTTCCAGAATGTGGATAAGTCACGCCGCCAGCCTCTCGCGCAGGGCTTTCACGTCCGCCTCGATTTCGGCGTCCACGAGCATCCGGCCTTGAACTGCCTTGATCGCATGGATGACGGTGGTGTGGTCCCGGTTGCCGAATCGCCGGCCAATGTCGGGAAGTGACTTCGGCGTGAGCTCGGAAGCGAGATACATCGCTACCTGTCGCGGGTGGCAAACCTCCTTGTTGCGGCGGGATGAAGTCATCTCGCGGACGGGGATCTGGTAGTATGCGGCTACGAGCGCCTGAATGTGTGTAATCATCAGCCGACCCCCGGCGACGGGAGAGCCGCATGTCGGACAGAGTGCGGGCGCTAGGACGCTTTCCTGGCTCAGGGGCTCTTCGACCAGCGCCTCCTCGAGTTCCTCAGGTAGCGGAATGGGAATGGGTGGGAGCACTGCGGGCTTGTGCTTGGCGCGGACCCTTCGCACCCGATCGGCTGAAATGCCGAGATAGTGCGCGATCTTGCTGTCCTCTTTCAGGTAGAGAAGGTCGGCGATTTCCTTGTCCGTACACATAAGGGTCGCAGTCACTCTTCATTCTCCTGAATTTCCCAGGGAACAGTCTGACAGCCACAGAACATCCTTTGAGCTGTGAGACAGACTGTCTTTCCACAGGCTCGACAAATCCTTGTCGGACATTCCTGAATACGGATTGGTGGTTGAGGAGTGTCAGCTCCTAGCCAGAAGGTGGTTGATTTCATTGGGCGATGTCCTTCGGACCCGCGCTCTTGCCCTTCGGGTCCAGCCCCTCTTCAGGGTCTGTCCGCTGACGCGCTTCGATCGCTATCGCGTCGTCGCGGATTACCGCTTCGATTGCGCGAAGCTGGAACGCGACTTTGGCGCGGGCGAGGTCACGGAGAATGTCGTTCACGGAAAAATGACCTTGCCGTCCACGATGCTGCCGTGGAATGTGCATGGCTTCTTGCGTCCGTGACCTCCTGGCGTATTGTTGATGCTCGGCGTGACCGTAAGGTGATCCCAACCGAGGTCAGGCGTCGTCGCCGTCCACTTCGGAACGTCAGGCTGAAGGTTCGCGCCCTGACCGTTCAGCACAATGGGAATGTCGATCCGGTATGGCGGGCCGCACACAGGGCAATCAAAGCGCAGTCGGATTGCGCAACCAGCAGGAACCGATGCCGAGCCGCAAAGAGGTCGGAGGCTCGTGAACGCAACTTCGCTCATGCGAGCCTGGCCGCGTTAGGGACTAGCGGCTCTGCCTGAGACAACGAAGATTGGCTCAGCCCGCTAGGGCGCAGGCCCGACCCCGAAGGGGGAACGCCCTGATTTACTGACATAAATCCCCAAAGCTCTCCAAGGTCTGCAACACCATCGGCTTTCCCCGATCAAACTTCAGAACAACAAAATCATGATCCCCCAGAGCTTCGACGATCCACTTCGCCAGCTCCTTGCGGGACTTGCATTCGCCCTTGAGCTGCTGTCCCCACGAGCATGTGAGAACGAGGTCACCCTTCTCCTCACCAGCCCCTGAAAGCGGAATCCGGCGACAGGTCAGCCCTCGCTCGACAAAGTATCGGCGCACGAAATTCTCGAGGCGAAAACCCTTCTGGTATGGCGCTCGTCCGCCGCTCATTTGCCGCGCCCATTGCAGGCGTGCCGTATCGCTCCGCAGCGCAGGCAGATGCGGTATTTCACCGGACATTGCTCGGCGTGGAAAGCGAGCCAGCGATGGCCGAATAGGCAGCGCAGAAAATCCCCCGCCATTCGTCAGGTCTCCTGACTTGCGAGTTCGCGGAACGGAAAGATGATGTCGCCGTCGAGCGCACGCCGTTCGATCTCGGTCATCAGCTTGCGCCGCGCCTTCACATCGAACGCTTCCTGCATCTCTTGAATGCGCCTGTCGGCTTCCGCGCGAACTTCTGGCGGGATGGCGGCTTGCTCTAGAGCCTCGTCGGCTGCGGCGAGCTTCTTCAGCCACAGGCGCACGGACGCCCACGTGAACTTCTCCGGTCTAGTGCTGGCGTCGATTTCGGCGCGCAGATCGGCTGACAGCCTAAACCATTCGCCGCGCATCCGATCGGACGCGAAGCGCTTATGCAGTTCGCCCTCTTTCTCGTAGCCGCCTGGGATTGCGCCCTCTAGCGTAAGCTCGACCGGCGACGCGGTCCGAAGACTGTGATAGCGAGCAACTGGATTGAAGGCGTAGCCGATCTTGATGAGATCCAGTTCGCGAGCGCTGACGAAGTAGACCGTCATGCCCGCGTCCTCTCTTCGTCAAGACGCGAGCGGGCGAGTTCGGCGACGGCCTCAACCATTGCGTCCAGATGCGGCTTGATCGTCGCGGCGAAGTCTAGGCTGTCGCTCTTCGCGCCGCCGCTCAGCGCCCGCACGGTTTTCATCGAACCGGGGAACTCGAACTCGAGCCGCTGTATTACCCAGCCCTTAAGCGCGGTCTTGCGCTCCTGGGCGTTATGGATGGTCTTGGGAGTTACGCCGACGCGCTGTGCGATCGTCCTGTGCGTGTGGTGGCGGGACAACTCGAGAATGTCCACGCGAACCGCGCCAAGCCAATCCTCTTCCGTGGGCGCACACAAATGGGGAAAGACGTTACCCTCCCGCATCGATTAATAATCCCCGCCATGAGACCGTGCGATGGCCTCATCCGTGAACCGGCTCCCCGGCCTTCCGAGGTCGTCCCCCGCCCCATTGCTGGGGAGCCGAAGTCCTTCAGGCAGATTCGGAATATCGCCATAGACTTGCGACGGCTGAAAGCCGGGACGCCCCAACCTATAAATCACCAATCCCGATATAGAGATAAGGGTTGCTGCGATTGTGATGATAGAGGTGGTGTCCATCTA